GAAATGTGGCCAGACCTATAGCGATTGCTTGTAGAAGCTACAGCAGAATCTTCAATATCGCCGCCCTCAGAGAAAAACTTAATATCCTCATCTTCAGGTTCTTTCATAGTTTCCGCAAGCATAACATCAAATAGCCCTTCGTCTTTATTCTTTTTCTTTGCCATGTTGCCTTCCTTACTGAGGTTTCTGCGCGTTTCCATTTTGCTTCTGCAAGGCAATTTGTGCTCGCACATTGGCTATGTCTTCAGTACTTTGGATACGTTCCCTCTGAATTGTTGATTGCTCACTCAACCGTTGTTTATCAAGCGCTAACCTAGCTTGGTCATGTTGGGAATCCATCATTTGGTCTTGGCCTTTAAGTTCCAATTCCTGTTTCTTAATTTCTACCAATGGGTCTTGATTCGGTTGCGGTGGCACTTGCTTTAGATATTCTTGAATAAGCTGTGCCTGTATCTGCGCTACCTTAGATGCCACCTGTTCTGGATTCTGCGCTTCTTGCTGAGTCGTTTGTTGCTGCGCCACTACTTCAGCTTTTAGCCCAAGGTGCTCGTAAATATGTTTTTCCAAAGTTAAAAGTACAGGCGGTTGCATCTGCGAAACTTTAGATTGCATATAGCCCAGATGCACTAAAATATGAGAATCATGATCCTGTTCTGGAAATGCCTGTAATTTCCCCTGACCCACAGCCGCCTGTGACGCTTTTTGGTTTTCAGCTGCTGGGTCCATTGGCATGATAGGATCATCGGGTTTCAGAATTTGATCGATGTCACTAATTCCTAATGCCTGATAAACGCGCCTATATGCCTCGTACAAATTGTGCATGTCAGGAGCAGCTTGGGCCAGTTTTAATTGTTCCTGCGCCAAGACCACACGCTGTGCCATACTAAAAATATTAGGATCACTTACAGGTAATATATCTACACGCCCGTCGAAGTCCTGTGCTTTTATCTGTTGATCTTCCCCAACTTCATAAGGATACGGGGAAGGATCTTCAGAAAATAACTGCGCGAGCATCTTTAACTCAAATTTCATGCTCGCGTGTAACCGTTTATGTACGGCACTTATAATTCTTGATCCACGCTCTAAAAGCGCAATGGTAGTACCGACTGGCATTTCCTGATTACTGTCACCGATGCCTATGTCAGTGGTACCGACAAAGCGTTGCGCGGATTCCACCACAAAGCCCATTAACTGCATAAGCGTGGCACTTGGTTCCTTATAAGGCAGCGGCATCAAACTATTTCGCAGTTCTCCTCCTGGAACGTCTACGTCCCTGAATTCTCCTGGCTGTAACGGGGTACTATCGTCAGCGATACGCAAGCCCCTTGCCTTGAAACCCGCTGGCATATTTGCCAAGGTGCCAGCATCAATAAGTTGCCGCAGATTTGCAGTTGCCGTGCGTGATAAATTACCCAGCAAATGCACCAGTCCAAAACCGTAGAAGCCCATTCCAGGAGTAAACTTGTATTGAACAAAGTGTGCAATTTTCCCTTTATTTGGATCATCTGCACGATAATTACGCCGCACGGACAGAACATCTTTGGTATCTGCACATACTGTAACAACATAGGGCAGCTTAATGTCTGTAGATTCACCATCCGAGCTTTTATCTGGATATTCGTCTATGGCCAAGTAGCAGTGACATTCGTACAGGGTATATTCCTGTTCGTAGTCATTGTCAGCACCCGTGGCCCCTCCCATCTTAATTTCGATATCACGGTAAACGCCATTGACCTGCATTTTGCGTAATTCGTTTTCCGATATTTGGATGTTATGGGTTACCCGTTCTGCGGAGCGCAGGTCTGTTGCCGTATATGGTACGATAATATCTTCTGCTGAAATAAACTTGCTTACGGGCCGCCCAAGAGTGGGATCTGGATAAACTTTCTTGAACGCACTACCAGCCAGCCCCAAGAAGTAGAGCAACTGGTCAAATTCAGGTTCGTACTCTTCCATTTCGTACATGATTTGGTAGTTCATGTATTCCTGGACTCGTTGCGCTTGGCGTTCTAGGTCTGGAGTAGAAGTACCTATAATCTGTGCTCGTACAGGGCCACTACTGGGGAGCATTTCTTTGTAGGCAGCGGATTGGAACTGCGTTACTGCCTCATTAATCATTGGATGAATTACGCCCGTTGCGCCTTCAAAGGGTTCGGTGCGTGTTTCATAGCGCAGCCCTAAAAGATCAAGGCCCTTGGTGTAAGTATCTTCCCAATCTTTACGACTTGATCTATCTTCCTCTACGCTTTTGATTACATAGCCAGAAATTTCATTCAGGGTTGCATCAGAAACCCTTTCAGAAAGGTTGTCGTAAAAATTTTCTGGTTCTTCCCCAAGCGTTTCCTCATTTTCTTGAGCACCAAAAATAACTTCTACTCCACCCTCTTCGTCTTCCTGGACGTCAATATTTAAAAAGGTATCTTCTTGCTCGCGAAGCGCATCTTCTTCAAGACTTAAAGATTCCATTTCAGGGGCCTGAACCAGAGCCCTGTCTACATTACTTGGCCGTGGGGGTGGAGGCATCTTACGTTGCCCTTTCATATAAGGACTTACTCATCCTATTAAGTGTAGCATACTCCATAAAACATGGCCTATTATTTCTTCCGAAGGAACGGGAACCTAGAGGGCCTTAATGACTTTGCTTTTTGTGCTACTCTTAGTGCCCAGTCCCGCCAATCAAAGTGTTGAACAGCAAGAGGCGATGTATATGGACGGAAATCAATGCCTTTGCGTGGATCATCGGTAATTGACCATTTGTATAGGGAACCCGGATCACGTTCTTGAACTGATGTGCCTGTAGCACTTTTATAATAATAAGGTGGTAAGTTCTGTCTCATCTCACGCCCCATAGGAAGCCTTTGTTGAACAGTTCTGGCAATTATTTCTCCCCACTCACTCCGATAAATTTCCCAAGCAACTTGCTCTATAGCCATTTTATCCTTCTTATTTTCAAAGGCTACAAGTTCAGGAGGAGAGGCATCCTCTTTGAGGGTAGTAGCCATATTCCAATCCATCGCCCTTTTAACATCTGCGTAACGCTCATCAAACATCTTAACTAAATGGCTACCTGGATTATTCAGCCTTTCCCATCTAATGGAATGAAGAACTGCTTCCACAGATGTTCCTTCAGGCCAACCCTCGCGCATTTCTACTCCATGTTGGGTTTCATGAGCTAATACACCTTCCACATCACCGGGAGTTGGAAACCTTTCGGTTGAACCAGAAATAAGTTTCTGAAACTCTTCCGATGAGGGATCTGGTAGGCCAATTTCAATTTGTTCTCCCGATTCTCCTGGAACGGGTGGTGTATAACCTCCGCTAGTTATATATCCTCGCTCAAGTGCCCACGGTTCTGTACCTGTAAAAGTTACTGGCACCTCTCCCAATGGTTTAAAAGAACCTTCTGCAGATTTTAACACACTTTCATATGTGCTCTGCTTTCTTATTAAATCCACATAACTTTGGAGAATGGGTATTGGGACAGATTCGGGTACCCCTACTGCGGTATCTATTACTTTATTCACCCCCTGTTGATTCATTATGGGATTCTGCCTACCATAAAACATAGAAGGGTGGAGGCCGTATTTATACTCTATTAAAGATATATCATTATCAATGTTTTGAAGTTCAGCCACAAGTGCTGGCATCTTCGAAGGGGAACTATAGATTGAATGTAGTTCAGGATTTTTCCAGATTTCTTGCAAAGGGAAAGTTTCACCAACCAGCTCCTTCACGTTGCCCCCACCGGGACTAGCAAGTCTATTGAGACTTTGTACTATTGCTGGGGGCATCTTGCCCATATAATCTTGAATTTCGAATACAGGAAATTCTTTTCCAGATTCTCCCATCCACCCTATATTCTTTTTCTTCCACAGCTCTGAGAGGTCTAATTTGCCCTTTTCTTTTAGTGCTGTTGCCTGTTCAAGACCTTTCAAACGATGCGCCCTACTTGCTCCCACCTTTCCACCAAATGTACCTACAAATGGACCAGACTTTGGTCCAGCTAAAGCGGCTAATCCGCCACTTACTCCATACAGGGCCAATAGTGGATCAGGTCTATGCTCCTTGTCTGTTTCTGGATCGTAGAGGTAATCGTATCTTCCATAATTTCGTAATTGATCCTGTTTATAACCCTCTAATGCCTCAAGAGAAGTTTCTGGAAGACTCTTGATTCCTGCTAAAGCTGCTTCACGTGTGTCAGGGTTAGTGAGAAGATCCCATAAGCCACCAACTCCGCTTTCCCAAAGCCGTTGAGATGGCATATGTCTAAAATCCCATTCCCGTTCGCCATATTCCCCGCTTGTATAATCACGGACATAAGCTCCGTCTATAGGAAGGTGTTTTATTTCTGGTTCTTGGAGTACTTCTCTGCGAAACGGCATAAATGCCCCCAGGCCTTTGGCCAGAAGTGGCCAAACGGACCGGCGTTCTTCTTCTGGGGTAAGCCCATATTCATACCGTGGGGGTGGAGGCATTAGTAATAAATCCTTTGCCTGGGAACAGGATCTTCGTCTTTATAATCTTCAGGGTGAGAAATAAAGCCCCCTTCCCGAAATCTGCGAAGAGCCTGTGTTACCGTGTCGACGTAGTCATCGTTTTCGCCAGCCGGAAATGCCGCGCATTCCTCGATTACTTCTTCAGCCCACCGAGTTTCAGGTGCCCATACCATACCACTTTCAAACAGAGGTGCAATGGAGTTCACCCTAGTGAATTTGTCGTTTCCCCTGCTTGGGCTATAGGTCATTACGGGGATTCCCATTGTCCGTAATTCCTGAGTAAGAGGCATACCGGATGCTTTTGCCTCAATGAGGACACATTCTGGCTCCCAGTACTTATATTCCTCTAGAGCTTTACGTCTTAGATCAGGAAAGTCCCAGCGCCCTTTTCTAGCGTCAACGAGGATGATGTGTGCTGCTTCTCCTTCTACGGGGGAAAATACCCCCCAAGTAGTGATGGCCGAGTAGTCGGCGGTTTCTTTTTTACTGAAAGCTGTATCGTAGCTTTGCATAATGTAGCTAAGTTTCGGAAGTTTTTTATCCTCCCATTTTTGCCACCAGTTGCGTTTGAGTATGGCGCTGACTTCACTGGTAGGATTTTGCTGCCATTGAGCTTCCCACTTGGCTATGGAAAGAGAGCCTTTTACGCCTAGCAGGTCTTTCTTTTCCCAGTATTCAGGCCACAGCGGTTCGCCGCTTTCGGGCATGAGGGCCGGAAATTCTACAACTTCCCATGAATCTGCCAGGACATCGCGCCCTTGTTGTTTAAGCAGTTTCCCTGTTAAATCGTTATCTGCCCACCGAGTCATTACGATTACGATTGCCCCTCCCGGCTGGAGCCTTTGCCGTGGGCCGGAGGTGTACCATTCGTAGGCGTGTTCCATGGCGGTTGGACTCAGAGCATCTTGTTCGGAATGCGGGTCATCGATAATGAGCAAATCCGCGCCCCGACCTGTCACTGCGCCGCCTACGCCAGCGGCAAAGTATTCGCCACCGTTGGCGGTGTCCCACCGACCTGCGGCCTGACTATCTACGCGAAGGGCTACTTTTTCAAAGATTGCGGAATATTCTTCCGTAGTCATAAGGTTACGAGTTTTCCGACCGAATCTGAAAGCCAGTTCTGCCGTATGGGTGGTTTGCATAATCTTAATTTTTGGATCACGGCCCATTAACCATGCAGGAAGCAAATAGCTGGCAAACTCGCTTTGGTATGGCGCGGTGGCATGTTAACGATCAGCCGCTTGAGGGACCCATCCGCAATGCGATTGAACTTTTCCGCCATGATAATATGATGCCGCCCCTGTACGAACTCCGGCCAGACGGCTTTTACAAAAGTCAGAAAATCTTTTTGCGAGCTGGTCGCCTGTTCAATCTTCTTTGCACGGGCCAACAAATGAGCAAACGTTCTCAGGCGGTCTTCAGGAACGAGCAAAGTATCAAGAGCCATAATTTTTTATACATCGAAAAATTTTACGGGACAATGAACCTAAGTCTCAAAAGGGGTTTTTAAGGGGTTAAGTTCTTTAAATTCATCGTATTTTTACCAGTGCCCACGAATCAAGGCAAACTTAGCCACGCTTGGGTGCTGGCTAAGATGGTCCCTCACAGGGGGGGTGCCAAGGCGCTGTATACGGTGGTATACAACGGCGCGCAAAGGGTTGCGGGCGCGTACCATTGCGCCCGCAATTAGTTAGTATGCTACTTGTTTATTTTACTGCCTTGCCAGTTGCTACTAGCTGCACATACGTTTGGCCATTGGCGGTTTTGCCATAGCCGCCATTAAACATGGCAGTTAAGCACAGTAATACTTTTAAACTGTGGCCATCGGCCTTTTGCATTACGGCGTGTATTGCTGGCAAGTTGTGCGTTACACCGTTTGGTGTTTGCATACCATACAAATAGTAATTTTGGTAAGTTGCGCGTGGGCCTGTGGGCTGGCCACTGTAGCCATAAGGTAGTGGCGCTTGCCCACTGCCTTGCACCACATACTTTGTATTAAGCTGCACATTTGGCAGTGGCACACACTTTATTGTTGGCCAGCCGCCATTGGCCAGCGCCCATGCGTTTAACTGTGCGCCGGTAACTGGCAAGCTAGTGGGCACAAATATAGCTGCCGTGCTACCTTTTAACGTGGCTGTGGTTTTGGCGGCTTGGCCAGCTTGTAATTTACTAGGCATAATTTATTAACCCCTATTAAGTTGTTTAAGTAAGTATGCACACAATAGTGTATATAATGTGTATGTACAGCGCTAAGTTATAAAAGATGACCTTTATTTGTTTTGTATGGCATTTTTGCCACACCCTTAAAATTGACCCGGACGCGTGCGTGCGTGCGTGCGTGCGTGCGTGAGCGGAGCGCGTGCGTGAGCGCTCGTGAGTGTGGTGGATTCACCCTAGTGAAGGGGAAAGGGGAAAGAAAGGGAAGGAAGGACAATGATTGAAAGGGAAAGGGGAACAAAAAAGGAAGGACGCTGCAATGCAGCGCCCCACCTTCCGGGGTAAATCCTTAACCTTCCCAGTTTTTAAGGGCTAAAAACCAGTTGCCCTTGATATCCACCCCTGCATAAACACAATGGTCCCAGTCCGGATGCGCTAGGCTATTGTCCAGCCACCACTGTATTTCTTGGTAGCCAACCCTTTCCAGTACGGATCTTACCCATTGCGCTGCGGGTAAAGGACTATAGCCATTACCTTTTTCCACAAAAGCCACATTTATAACTTGGTCTTCCATGGCCTTTGCAGCAGCATGTATTTTCTCGGACCGTACCGTGCCCGGATGGTGGCGGGGACGATAATTTACTACTAAATTAGTGATGATACTTACCCCTTTTTTGACTATGTTATTACTGTGTTTATAGTACAGGTGGGAAAAATAAGGAACAACCACCGTGGAGCATGAATGATAAAGCACCTACTAAAAAAGAGGAGGCCCGTCAGATTCTTCTTGATTCTTATTGAATCTTAGGTAGTATACTATGTACATATCCATGTCTATAGATATAGATAGAAGAAAAGAGACTTCCCCGAAGGGGGAAGGGGACAAAGAAAGAAGGGGACCAAGGGCCTAAAAAAAGGGACGACGCGTTAGCGCCGCCCCGAGTTTGACTAGGCCTGGACGACCAGCTTAATAAACGGCGTCCCCCACGTTTTGGATGAGAGACTATAACCACCATTTAGGAGCGCACAGGTGCAAATCATCTTTTGCTTACTATGCCCATCCATTTTACGCATACGGTCCAGCATTACACCAAGCTTGAAACTTGGCTTGCCAGTTTCCTGCGGCACGCCTTTGCCATGGAAATCATGGAACTGAGACCTGGGGCCACCGGGACGTGCGTAACCAAACGGAGTTGGCTTTTTGTCGTTAACCCTAAAATTGTCAAGCGACACGACAATTACGTTATTAGGATTACCACCCGCCTGAGAATTAATAAACTGCCAAACCATTTCTCCAGTAACTTCTTCTCCTGAAAACACGAATTCGGCTGAACTACCCTTGGCCACCGGCAACGTAATAACTTCCGCTTTAGCGGAGGTCCTACGAGCCTTACGGTTGGGTGTTGGTGAAGTTTTAGCAACCATTTTGAAATCCCCTTTCTACAGGATTAAGTTAACATTGTTATAATTCTACGCCTTAACGAAATTCTTTACAAGCGGTTTTTGTTCTTAAATTATCTTTGTCATTTATTCCCTCGACAAATCCAACGGATTCTTTTTGATTCTTGTTTCTCTCTTCATTCATCATCTATCTTCATCCATTGACGATGATAGAAGAAGATTGAGTAAGAAGGGGGAAAGAAGAAGGAGAAGGGGATCAAGTTCTACTATGATTGAGCAGATAACATTTGATCAATGATCTTCTCCCATGGAAAGGGGACCTTCCAACTGTAATCCGGTACAATTGGTCCATCATTCTCTGTCATTTGTCCAATATCCAAGGCTCTTTTACCAGTAATTAAATGAATGGTCCTGGAAGGGGGGGGAGAAACCAAGTTCCAAACGACTCCTCCGTGACGAATGTGTTGGATTTGCCAGTTAATTTGATGGGGACTAAGTTTGATTGCTTTAAGGAACTTTAATCTATGGACCTTTAATTCCACCCAAAAAGAATAACCCCCCGCGATACCATAAAGATCCGGTACTCCTGGTAGCGCCCACGATTCTATACGTGTCCAACGCACCTTATCTTTAGTAGCGTCCCGCAAGTTTTTCCACAAACGACTTTCCGCTTTAACTGACATTTAAACTAATCATTTCCTCAGTTTCTTTTTTACGCTGTTCTTCCCGCTGCCTACGAAACTTAAGGAAATCAGCATATTTATCCTTTTCTCCAGGAGCCACCCTTAAATATTGCTCCAGCGCCCCGTAAGACGAACACCCAAAGAATTTAACCAGATAAAGTGTACTCCCATCCTTTTGGGTTTTTAGGAGCATACTACTTTGATGTTCGTATCCGGCATAAGGCATATATGTAAAGAAATGATACCATTCTCTTTTAGGGTTGTCGTCCCCTACGAATTCCCCTGTGTCAAGATTTATAACATTTATATTGAATAGATCATCCCAAGTTTCTGGATCCACATATTGCAGCTTGGAATTACCAAACTCCGCCCACAGCATTTTTTGTAAAACTTCTACTCCGGGATCCGTATCAATTCCACACGCCGCTGCATAATCCTCTCCATTCTTTTCGCCCCCGCAAGGAGTTCCACAAGCACAGGCTTTAGGGACAGCTGTAAAACACGGACAATAATAGATATCCGTTAACTGCTGGATCGTAACAGGTTGCCACATATTTTTTGATACCATAACCCTTCCTTTCTACGAGTTACTACTTACTATAAAAAGTATACCTGTAGAGTTTAATAGATACACCCACTTTTTATTCTTTCTTAGTCACGTCCACCACTTCTCCTTCTATAAC